GCATCAGTCACAGCCAGAGTCACCCGCTTTGTCCCAGGCTTGGATTCGATCACATCCCCTGCTTGGAGGCGCTTCATGCCGCTTTCTGTCCATGCGATTATCTCGCCTTTAGCACATAAAAAGAAGTGGGGTTCTTTATGAACTTTACCCACAATCAGCGTACCAGCAGGGCGAAACAGTTTCCGCATATACATCCCAAGACTAAACTGGTGTTCTGTCACCAATTCTGCCTGTGGCATGGTCACCATCTGGGCCTGGAGGCTTTCTATTTGTTCCCGTGAGACATGGCTAGGGAGGTCAAGGTCGTTCAAAACGTGCCCCCTTTAACCCCATTTAAGGCCGTGAAATCAGTGAATTTACCCGCCGCAGGGGTAGTCAATCCAATGGTGGAACTGTTGATGATGCTGTTGGTGATGGTCACATTGTTAATTGTTCCACCCGTAATATTGGTGTTTTGTACGTTTAACGTGATGATGTTGGGATTCATCAGCCATTGCATCCAGGGAATGCTAGGGCGTCCCGTGGTTGGGTCAAGAAATGACGAATACGGGATATTGATGTTGCTGTTTGGGACTGCGGTTGCCATCAGTTATCCCCAGCAGACATTTTTAGTTCAGCAGAAACAATGACCACTTTTACAGGGTCACTAATCGCCACCTCAAAAATTCTATCCCGTGCCCAGCCCAACCGCCGCCAAAGGGCGCGATTGACATAGTTGCCGATCTTTCCCATGCTGACCCAATGCTCATTTGACCAAGTGCTGCCGCCATCATTTGACCAGCGCAACATGGCCTGGGGGTCATATCCTGGGGTTGCTGTGTATTGATTAGTGATAATTTCTGCGCCATTTGTGTCTGGGCCTGTGTAATCCATTGTCACCAAAGGCTCAAAACCATCCCCTGATTCGGTAGTAATGGTTTCTCCAGCTTCAGTTGCAATGTATTCCCAATCAAACTCTGCGACAAGTTGATAGGATGGGCCTGATGGCGCAACATTGCCCGTTTCGGTAACAACCCCTTCAGATTCATATCCTGGGCCAATTGACAAGCCAACCCCTGGCTGAAACTGAATCTGGAAAGAATCAAAATACTGGCGTTGTAAATCTTGGGTCAGGTGAATGGCTCGGCGCAGTCTGCGTATTGTGTTGCCATTATCTGTATATACAGCGTTATCTAAACTGTAAATTTTGCCGTTTTCAAAGTCACCAACAATGTTTTTATTGGCAAAAAATGCCGCACAGTTTGACCGATGGCGCTTGTAAATTGCTAGATTTGAATCCCAAGATAACCACTTGTGCCAGCTTTTGGTTGACAGGTCATAAACCCAAGTTAAGCCATATTCCCCAACGCTGGGAAAGGTGACCACATACATCTCATGGCCTTCAATTTGATATGTGTAAGCAATCGCATCAGAAACCACAGAATTCAACAAAGACTGTTCAACAGCGTGGGTGCTGATTCTGACCCAGGTATAACCTTCCATCTTTTCAATGGTTGCCGCACCTCGGTTGTCTTTTGCCACACAAGCAAACGTTTCACCCAATCGCGCCAAAGAATACTTGGCAACAATCCCTGATTGGCTTGAAGTCCCTGGCACTCGTTGGAATGGAAAACTGGTAATCCCTGCGATTACGTTGCCCACATCTGTCCAGACTTCGGTGGTCACTTCCCCAATTAGATACACCTGTCGTTGGTTCACAATCAGCGTCACCAACAGGTCAGATGACCCATCAGCCGTACCATACAGGGCTTGGGTGGATAGACTAGACCCAAGATCAGTACACGCCCAGTTTTGCGTTCCTGGCTCGTTATAAATGTTGTAGTTGTCAACAACATCAACCACAGATGCACCCTGCCAAGGCCCGTCTGTGTTAGGCAAAGTGGTGAATGTGTTGGTGGTTGCAACCCAGGTATATCGATTAGGGCCATCCACAATATAGGCGGTCAAGCCATATCCCGTGTCAATGTTGTCTGATATGGATACTTGCCCCGTGCTGGTGGTCAACGTCCCGATCTGCGTGGCAACAAATTCCGTGCTGACCTGATAGACCCGATTCCCTGCCACCGCAATCAGGATAGTTCCACCTGACATAGTGTGCAAGCCCCGCACCTCTGCCGCTAGAAGTTGCGCTTCTTGGGTCAATCCAGGCGTGGGGTATAGCGCCACAATGCCCCTGTCCCCAGGTTGCTTAGAGGAATCAATCTCAGCGTAGAAATTGATGCACTCTTGGTCACCTTGGTAAATAGATGGGGCAACGTAAGATGTGCCGACAAAGCCAAAATCAGGCATATTTAAGCCGCAACTGCTTTGATAACCGCAAAGTTAAAAACTGGTGTTTCTGTTGTTGTGCCGCCAGTGGTGCGAAAGGTAATATTAAAACTACCAGCAGCCACCGCAGTAACCATCAAGTCGTACAGGTCAGTACCTGATTTTTGATTCAAGATGATTACGTCAGTTGCCGCCACGGTGCTGTTGGTTACAGTAAAAGTCGCTGCAACAGTAGACCCCGCTGCGCTGAATAAGGTGATTGCACCAGTTGTTTTGTTTAATGTAACGCCTGTGGTGCGGCTTGTGGCTTGGGTGACCGTTCCTCCAGCACCTGTGGCATAACCAACACCAGTCGTGCCAGTGGATACAATTGTGCCCGTAGTGGTCAGGCTAGTGCCCGTGGCTGCACCAATCGCTGGAGTGGTCAATACCATTCCTGTGCTGGTACAAGCACTGATATTGCCACTAGCAACCGTTCCCAATACAGGTGCGGTCAATACCATCCCCGTACTTGTGCAAGCGCTTATGTTTCCACTTGCAACTGTGCCCAAAATTGGGGCCACCATTGTGGGGGACGTAAACAACAATGTTTTACTGATTTGTTTAGTTGTGCCAGCTTGCACATACGGCAAAACATCAGCCGCATTTATGACTGTGCCAACGGGTAAGGCTGAAATTGCTACGGTACTCATGTTTTCTCCTTTTTAGCGGAAACCGCCGTCCATAATAAAACCTGCATCTCTAGCCCTGCCAACCATCAGACTGTCAGGGTAGCGAGAAATTTGTGCTGGGCGCATATTGGTGCGTTTGACCGTGGCTTTGCCTTGCCCCGCATAGGCATTGATCATGGCAATCTGCACCTGATTGACCTTGCCAAACATCGGCAACAGGCGTTCAGCCAAGCACCACCGCAGGGCCATGTTATAGCCTTGGGGCAATTGGATGGTGTCGTTCAGCGTGGCAAATTCTCTAAAAATCGTCTGGGTAAACAAGTGCAATTCACCTTGGGACGGGTTGGGATACACATAAATTGTCCCCAACAACTCAGAGGGTTGGTAATAAATCGCTTTTGCCCAAGGGCCACTCAATTGCTTAATGCCGATGGATTGATATTCTTCAAGGCTAAGAATCGACAAAGGATAGTCAAGATAACCACCCGCAATGCTTGACCCGCCTTGCATCGTAGCCACACGCACAAAGCCAGATTCAATTGACAATGGGCGCTCGTAATAGGCCGTGATTGGAAAAGACGTAATCGTTCCCGTCATGGCAACGCTGCCAACAGTCTGGGAAACCGAAACGGTATATGTGCCAACCCCGCCAAGACCACTAACAAACGCTGTGATCGTAGTGCCAACGGTAACACCAGTTCCCGCAATCACAGAACCAACGCCCAAATAACCAGCAGAAATGGCGCTAACAGTTAAAGTTGTGCCGCTGATAGACCCCGTGAAAGCTGGCGCAAGCGTAGTATTACTGCTGGATAAGGTATACGTCCCGCCCTCGTTAACATTGCCCCCTGCGCCCGTTGTAAAGCCCACAATTCTTGTTCCTGATGTGATGCCTGTGCCTGATAGCGTCTGACCAATATTAATGCCGCCAGCGGTCACCCCGTTGGCTGGGACGGTCAAAGTTGTGCCAACAATAGACCCCGTGAACGTGGCCCCCATCTGACCGTTTGGCCCAATAGTGTATTGAACTTGGTTTTGCGTGGTCTGAAAAATAATTTCTGATCGATAGAAAACCATCATGTTTTCATTTGACCATTGAGCAATCATGTCGTTAAGCATATCCAGGCCATCTTGCGCCTCGTCTGCCGTTGGCACTTCACCAGCGGCGACAGCGCCAATGTCCTTCATGGCTCGGGTGATAATGTCAATCGGCTGGGTCATGTTTATTTTCCTGTTTCCCGTTGTTTAATCTGATTAGCAATCTTGAGCATCGGCAAATTCTGGCAATGTTTTTAAATACTCATAGGCTTGAGTAATGAAGTTTGCAGACCCTATACTTACAGACGGAACAAATAGATAGTTTTTGGTAAACTTGTGCGAGTCACTTTTGAACAAAACCTCAGCATTAAGCTGAGTTTTAGAACCTGTGATGTTGATGACTTTTACATAAGCAGAAAACATAATTTTCTGATTACCATTTTTTACTATGCCAAGTGGTGTTTCAATAAATGAATCACCTTCTGTTTGAATAAGTTTTTGCAAAGCCATTTGATTTCCCCTTTATACTGTGATGTTGGTGGCGCAAACATACCAAGTTGAACTTCCCAATGTTACTGATCCACCAGTTTCATTTTGAATTACCACTGTGACAGTATTAGCCGCCGTGACTGTAGCTGATACCAAACAATCAACCACATCTACACCAGCACCCGCTGTTGCAGACATTCCTAAAGTTGCGCCGAGCACTGTAAAGTTGTTGGCTACAAAAGTTCCATCACTAATAGTGCCTGGATTCCATGTGGCTTGACCTGTGTAGCGTACAAATTCGTTAGCATTTGGCGTAAAAAATGACGAACCACCAGCATTTCCAAACGTAATTGACCAACCGTCTAAATAAAAAGTAGTTGACCCAGTAGCTGATGAAAAGTTAATATTTAAACTTGAATAAATGCCAGTGTAATTTATATCAAAACTAAATGTAACTTTTTTCCAAGCATCTCGTGTTGTTATTGTGTCAGCACCAATAACAGCAGCACCAGCATTGTAAAAAAGATTTATTTGTATATCGTTGCCACCAGATGTTGGGATGTAAATCCACCCAGTTGCGGTGGCACGATTTGACCCAAACGCAGCAGTTGAAATTGGAACGGAAAGTTGCACTTGACTGGTTGGATATGCGCTTGCTAAAACACACGCAGCTGACGATACACCTTGCTTAACAATAGTGGTTTCCCGTGTCATGGTTGCACTTGCGGTTCCCCACGACCCAGCAGGGGTAGTTGTACCAATCCAGCGGTCTAATGAACCGTTGTAAACAATGCTGCTAAAGTCAGATAACTGACCAGTCCTATTGACGTTTTGATAACCTGATGCGTTGGCATTTAACTGACTTGTATTTACACCATTGTCAGTTATGTTTGAAGATGTTTGGCCCTCACAAGAAATAGCGCCAATTTTAGTATTTGTTGATTGCGAATCAATTAGCAAACTAGTTAATGTAACGCCATCAATTATGCAACTACTACAGTTTTGTAATCTAAGACCTGTATTCGCACCATTATGAAAAATGCCTGGGCCGTATATGTTTCTTACGCCATTCGCATCACTCATTGATATTAATGTAGACCCAGCTTCGGTGTAAAAATTACGGATATTGTTGTATAAGCAATCTTCTAGGGCTAAGTTATAAACAGAGTTGCCTTCGGATAAACCAGATAAGACACTGGCTTGCATACCTTGCATAAAAATGCCGTAACCCAATCCCCCGTCAGCGATTAAATTGAATTCACAATCAACTAAGCTAGTAGCTGTTCCATCTAATTTTGCACCTCTAAACCCGTTGGCGGGTACTGTGCAAGAAACTGGGTATCTAGTGTAAAACTGATTTGTATTAAATTGAACTGGGCGGCATGATTGGAAAGATGACATTCTTACGGCATATCCTGTTGCACTTGTGCCCGTCAATACATGGATATTAATAAATGAGCATTGAATCAAACCTAATAAAGAAAGCGCGTCTTTACATGAGCCAACATCGCCGTAAATTGCAAAATCTTGCCACACACTGTGCATTAGGGCTGTGCTGCTACTTAACGATTCAACGTTTCCATATCGAATACCCTCTGCGCTAGTTCCTACATCTAGGTAAAAGCCAGAATTAACACCTGTTCCAATAATGTTCACAGACTTTGTGATGTGAATATTTTGCGTGATTTTAAAAATACCGTTCGATAGGTAAACCGTCCCGTACTCAGGCACAGCAGCAAATGCTGCCAAAACTGCAGCTGTATCGTCTGTGGTGGCATCACCTACACCGCCAAAATCTTGAATTGTTACGCTACCGCCAACAATCATTGATTGAGAAACTTTAGTCAAAGCCATTATTTATGTTCCTTCTAACTTGGTTATACGGGCGTTGAGCAATTCAATGGTTGCCAATGCTTTTTGCAGCGACATAACCGTTATCGCCAAAACAGAACGGTCATAGTAGCCCCACGGCTTTCCTTCTTCTGGAGTTGGGGCGGCTTCTGGGCCAATAGCGACATTTACGTTTTGTGCGTAAAAACCTAATTGCCTGTCAACACCGAAAGTTTCTTTTTTCTCATCGTTGTAGAACCAATACCCTGGCTCCAGCTTTTTAAGCATTGCATCTGGGTCAACTGGGACACCATCTTTAATTTTCCACGTTTCATCAGATACAGATGAAATTACACCAGCGGCAGAAAATGTTGCTGTGCCAACACCGTAACCGTCCATAGTAACAACACGGGCAGAACTAATCGACATGGCACTTACAGTTGTAGAACCATCATTGACTTGAATTAAAAGAAATCCCGCCGTATTGCCTTGGGTGGCATTTGTTTTAAGTGCAAGAATCCTAACGTAGTCAGTATAAACTGGCCCAGTGTCATTACTGACACCGCCCATTGAAATACCACCGCCACGACCTCCACCACCAACACCTGAGTTGTCAATAAATCTTGCTTGTTGTCCACCACTAGTGCTTGACTGAACTTCAAGTTTTTTTGTGGGCGAACTCGTCCCAATACCCAAACTTGTGCCATCAAACGACAACACACTACCCGTGGTCAATGCACTTGTGCTTGAGGCGTAAACAACACCGCCAGAGGTGAATGAGGTCAGGTTTGTGCCGCCGTTTGCCGTTGGCAATGTTCCGCTAACATGAGTGGTTAAACCAATTTTTCCATAACTAGGCGCAGCTCCAACGCCACCAGAAATAAGCGCATTCCCAGTTGCCACATCTGCTAATGATGCAAGGGTTGTTGCACCAGAAGCATAAACAATATCGCCAATTGTGTATGAGGTTAAATTAGTCCCACCGTTGGCAACGGGAAGTGTCCCGCTAACGTGCGTGGTTAGACCAATCTTGCCCCAGCTTGGCGCAGTTGATACACCGCCCGAAATAAGGGCATTGCCCGTGGCTACATCGGCAAGTTTTGCTAGGGTTGTAGTGGTGTTTGCGTAAATCAAATCTCCCACCGCATAAGACGTTTGGCCTGTGCCGCCAGCAGTAGCAGGGACAGTTTTCCATCCAATGACTTGCACCGCCGCCGAATTGTCTTTGTAAAACAGTTTGCCATCAGTGATGTTAATTGCCAATTCGCCCGTGGCAAGATTAGCCGCCAACGGCACATTGGTAGCTGTACTAGATGAATACAGCTGAATGGGGGTAAAACCTGTTTGTGCCATGCTTAACCTTAATTGAACATGACTTCAATGGATGAAGTGTATGGGGGCGCTTGCGAAAACGTTAAAGTTGTGCCTGACACGGTGTAAGTGTTTTTCTGCTGATATACACCATTAATATATACAAACGTGAAGTTTTCATCCAATGATGCAGAACTCAATGTAAATATGGTTTGCGACCCTGTGCCAGTAAAGTTTTGAACTTGATATTCTGCCGCACCAATTCCAGAAATATTGTCATAAGTTGAAATTAGTGTGCTTGTTGCTGTAAAAATTGAAAATTTGTATTGGTTTGGTGTAAGCCAAATTTCACCAGTTGGCACACGCCCAGCAGAATTTAAAACAATTGGATTTGAATGGGCGACATTGCCAGCACTTGTTGTGTAACTTACTTGCGGCGTTGTTGTTCCCGCTAAATAGGTGTAAATTAATCCCCCCGACAAAACCGTGCCATCGTTATTGAAAAACTGCCATCCAGCGCCGCCAATTGGTGATAAAAATACTGCCATATTGATTCCTCAAATGCTTGGTGTAAAGACCTGGGGCAACCAGGGGGCGACAACTACCCGTTGGGTTGCCGCAGCTTGTTCATCTAATCGGGCCTCAACCTGTGCGCCAATGTCAGCGGTCACCCAGCCGATCACAATATCCTCGGTCACATCAGCAAATGGAACGATCAAAACAGGTTCGTAAAACTTCCACCAACCTTCAGTTTCCACCCCATTTTTAGCGCAGAAATACCGTGCGCCTGTGATCAAATCGCCATCGGCTTGGATTTCTAGAATTTTCCACATCAGAATGCGCCCCCTGTGACCCCGCCCGTGGCGGTCAGAACGCCCGTGGATGGATTAAATTTGAGTTTAGTGGATGATACCTTGATTGGCAAATTTCCTGTGGTTGCTGTTACCCAAGACAAGTACATTTCTGCCGCTGTGGTGGTGTCATCTGTGATCGCAACGTTTGTTGCATTGGTTGCTGTTCCAGATGTGGCCGCATTTAAATTAGCAACCTGTGTGGTTGAAGCCACCGTCAGCGGTGCAGTTCCAGTTAGAACCGTAGATGTAATAACCCCAGTTGCAGAAACGGTTGTAAATGCACCAGTGTTTGCAGTTGTTGCGCCAACAGTGCCGTTGATATTGATGGATGCCGTGCCAGTTAAGTTGGTAACAGTCCCGCCTGATGGTGTGCCCAATGCACCACCATTAACGACAAAAGCGCCAGCAGTGCCAGTATTTACACCAAGGGCCGTAACAACGCCCGTGCCCGTAGTGGTAGTTGCTGGGGCCGCCCCTGCGCCACCGCCCAAAACAATCGCGTTTGCTGCTAATGCGGCAGATGTTGCCCAACCCGTTGCACTTGTGAAATAGGGAATGCCCCCGCTAGTGCCAGCAACAGTAAGGGCCAAAGTTCCCGATGTAGTAACAGGTGACCCAGCAACCGAAATAATGCCGCCTGTAAATGTTTGTCCTACGCTAGTTACTGTGCCCGACCCTTTGCTATTGAACGTAGCCCAATCAGTAGAAGTTAAATAACCACTTACTAATGCGGTAGCTGCTGGCATACTGATTACAGGTGTTGCCCCGCCAGTTGACGCAACAGGACTTGTTGCAGTTACCGATGTGACTGGTGCAGTACCATTAGATGCGGCAGTAATTAAGCCTTTGCCGTTTACTGTAAGAGTTGCATTTGTAAATGAACCAACATTGGTATTTACAGTTGCCAAAGTACCAGCCGCAGTTACGTTGGCAGAACCGTTAAAACTTGGACTTGTGTAAGCCAAATCGCCCGTAATGGCTAATGTTCTTCCTGTTGTAAGAGTTGCGGCAGATGTAGCTGTTGCGGCATTACCACCAATATTTAAACTAGACGCAGTGCCTGTTAACCCTGTACCCGCACCAGCAAATCCTGTTGCAGTCAATACACCCGTGCTGGGAATAAAACTTAATTTAGTAGATGATGTTTTTTGCGGCAGATTACCTGTTGTTGTGGTAACCCATGTCGGATATACAGCAGTTATGGTTGTTGTGTCATCTGTAATTGCCGTGTTGGTTGCGTTTGTCGCTGTTGTTGCAGTTGTCGCAGACCCTGCCGAACCATCAATGTTCACGCCCGTCAGAGATTGGCTGGCGCTTGACCGATTGAGGGCAATTGTGGTCGTGCCAATAAAAAGGCTTGAATTGCCCAATACACCACTAGGAATCGTGCCCGATAACTGACCCGCTGGGAGGCTTGTCAGGCTTGCACCCGACCCGCTAAACACAGTCGTAGCCAATGTGCCTGTGCTTGGGGTGTATTGAAGTTTTGTTGAACTAACAAATTCAGTTGATAAATTTCCAGTGGTTTGGTTGGCAAACAGCGGGTATCGAACTGTTGCCGTGGTAGTGTCATCTGTGACCGTGGCGTAAGCGGTTGGCGTTGTCCAGGTTGGTGCGCTTGCACCCGCTGATGTTAAAACTTGCCCCGATGTGCCTGTTACGCCAGAAACCGCCAGTGTGCTGCTGAAATCAATGGTGGTAAATTTTCCCGCTGCCGCCGTGGTTGCCCCCACCGTTCCATTAATGTTGATGGATGCCGTGCCCGTCAAATTAGTAACCGTGCCACTAGATGGCGTACCTAAAGCCCCACCATTGACCACAAAAGCGCCAGCAGTGCCTGTGTTAACCCCAAGTGCTGTAACCACCCCTGTTCCCGTGGTGACCGTTTTAGGCGCTACTCCAGCCCCGCCGCCCGTCATTAAAGCATTTGCCGCCAACAGCGCAGATGTTGCCCAGGTTGTGCCGCTTGCAAAATAAGGAATGCCGCCACTCGTACCCGCCACAGTTAGCGCTAAAGTGCCATTTGTGGTGATGGGTGAACCAGTAACCGAAATAATACCGCCAGTAAACGTTTGGGCAATTGATGTGACCGTACCCACAGTTGGCGTGGCCCAGGACGGCAAACCAGCCGCCAAAGTTAAAACTTGTCCATTCGTGCCAGCGCTTAAAAATGCTGTTGCGCCAGAACCGCTTTGGTAGACAACCGCCCCAACCGTGCCCCCTGCAATATTGGTTGCAGATGTTGCCGTGGCAGCGTTGCCAGATACTGACCCCGTGATGGTGTTGGTGACCGTCAGGTTGCCCAAAGTACCCAAACCCGTAATGCCTGAGTAACTGCCTGACAATCTGGCGCTGTCAATCGTGCCGCTGGTAATCTGTGTTCCCGCAATGGCAATGCTGGTGCTTGCCGCCAAAGTTAATTGGCCTTGGGCATTGACCGTAAAAGTACCAACTGATGATGCCGACCCATAAGCCGCCGCAGTCACCGCTGTGTTTGTGACGCTAAATGTATTTCCCGTCAGGGTCAATCCAGTACCCGCTAAATAAGACCCTGCCCCAGAAAACTGCGACCAAGGCATGGCAGTCACATCAATTGTGCCGCCAGCATTTGCCGTGGTCACCCACCCCGTATCTGCTAGGGTTGTGCCTGATTCAATAAACGTGAATGCTGATGGAACTTCTGCCCAAACATTCATGTCTGTTGATCGTGCCCAGGTGCTAGATGCCGCCACATAAATGCCGTTGAACTGGCTTAAAGTTTGGTTTTTAACTAAAACCCTGTCTCCAACGGTTAAAGATGATGCCCAATCACCCCCTGCTTGCGTACCCAAGCCCGACAAAGTAATGTTTGCTGTGGTTGAATAAACGCACGATGCTTTTACATCTAAACCCTGCGCCACTGAATCTACATAGCCTTTGTTGGCAATGTCTGTGTCACCCGCAGGGGTGGTTGAGATTGTGCCTGTGGTGGTGCTAATGTTAGTGAAAATGCCCGTGCTGGGGCTGGTTGCGCCAATGGTGGTGCTGTTGATCGTGCTGTTGGTGATCGTTGCGCCATCAATGTTAGGGTCTAGTGGGGCATAAAAAGGCGTTCCAGCAGGGCCAACAAAATATTGGAGGGCAAAGGTTGGCTCAGGGGCAAAAACCCCTTGAACTGGGACAATATTTGTGGTCTGGGTGACCGCTGTGGTCATGTTTTACTCGTAGTAAACGGTGCAACTAACAGTACCGCCAATCACAATGTAAAGCCCATGTTCTGCTGAAATTCCATCAAAAAAAGAATAATTTGTTGCTGATACAGGGGTAAATGTATCGATCACTTTAACGGTAGTGGTTGCAGTTTGTGCATCATAAACAACAATGGTTGGTGTGGCAGATGCAGAACTTACAAAAATTCCTTTTAATTTTGCCGCTTGAGTTTTGATGATAGTTGTAGCTGAAATCTGTGCGTAGTTGCTTGACATAAGTTTCCCCTTTAAACAAATTATATGCTTCAAAAGAGAAAAAGCCACCCCTTTTGAGGGCGGCTCTTTCACTTAGTTCATGCCCGTTTTAAGGCAAGAAGGTCAGGTCGTAGCCGTAAACAAAAATGTCAGCGGTTGCGGCAGCGCCTTGGGCGGTAGTACAACGCAGATACAACGGCGTTGAAGTGATTGCAGCAGTTGAGGTTGCGGCAGTTACGACAACAGTTGATGCGGCGGTGTTACCTGACAAAGCATAAGCTGATTTAACAGCAGTGCCCGTAGCGGCAGCGCCTGTGTACACGGCAAGTTGTGCCGTGGTCAAGCTGACCGATGCGTTGGTCACGATAATGCTTTGAACGCTAACTCGACCAGCAACCAAGATTGGTGCAATGGTGTCGCCAACGGTGTTAAGGTCAACCGATTGAGCAGAAGCGATCAAGCGCAGGGCTTGATTGGTTGCCAGATTGCTCGGGTGGTTGGTGACGGTAGTGGCTGCGCCTGGATTTGCCATGATGTTTTCTCCAATAGTTAATGGTTAAGCTGCAACGCGGCAAGCCAACTCAGGGTACAAAGGGGCCCAACCGTACAGCACATCAACGCGAGTCGGAATCGAATCGTTGTTGATAGTGTACTGACGCACGACACGCATTGACAGTCCCAGTTCCTTGTCGCTTGCGCGACCAGCGAACACAACGCCATCTGGCAGTTCCAAGTCAGCCGTAGCCAAGGTGAATGCGTTTTTGTGCATTACGATGTTTTGCGGCGACACAGTACCCAATTTGTTAAATGGGGTCACGGCGGCGGTTGCGCTGGTGCTGGTCACAGTCACGTTTTGGAACTGACCACCTGTGATTACAGCGGGGCTGACAGTCACAGAGGTTGTGCCAGAGGTGGCAACAGTCACAGCGGTAGTCACAACAAAGTTACGCAGCTTGCCCGAACCGTATGCGCTACGGTTTTGGGGGTTGACAGCGTAAATGTTGGCGATCTGGATAACGTCACCAACTTGCAAACCAGCGGTAGCGGTGGTGGCAGTCAGTGCAATGGTAGAGGTTTGTGCCCAACCAGTTGCCAAAAAGCCAGTAGCCGTTGCGGTATCGCAAGCCAGAGTCGCGGTGGAATAAGACCCAAACGTCTGGTTCACAACGTTCTGATCCATCTTCCAGTTCATACCAGCAGAGTCACGGCCCATCATGCCTTTTTGGTATTGCTTGCTAATCATGTCTGATGGGACAAACAAACCCTTCAAGCTGTCCACAATGGTTGCGCCCGTGAAAGGCTCAACGATACATGAACGGCGACCATCACGGGGTGCGCCCTCGGCATCCAAAAACGCACCAGCGGTCAAGTAGGTGAGCAAGGAGGTTGGGGGAGTGCCAGCCGTACCAACGATGTTGGCGGTGTTGTTCTTTGCCATCGTCAGACCGTCAAAGTCGATCTTGTTGGCAACAGCGGCAACAGCGGGTTTTAGCACACGGTCAGAGAACATATCCAATGACAACGCCAAATCTTGCGTGGTGAACTGGGTATCAACGTGAAACTGTGTAGACAAAGTGACAGGCACAGAAGTCTCGTTGAAATCCTCAACATTCAGCGCAGGGCCAGACGTTCCAATAAAACGACCAGGACGGCGAACGTTCAGTGTGTTACCGATCTTTGCGCCGCTAACGGCAAATTGATCGTCATAGTTGCGGTCAACTTCTGAGGAGAAGGTCAACTCGTTTTCCAAGACCATCAACGCTTCGTTGGTGATCATGGAGATGGTAAGCAGATTGTTGCTCATTTCATTTCCTTAAAAAAAGATTGATTTAGCGGATTCGCCCTGCCATTCGTGCGGCTTTGTAGGCTTGATATGACCCTTCAAATTTACCATCGCTGGTAAGGGGCACATCTCTGCCGTTTGCCGCCGATCTGATTGGGTTAATCGGCGCTGGCGCTTTACTTTTCCCAACAACAGTCTTAGATGTTGGCTCAGTCTTTTCGTACTGGGCTTCCAGCTTTCCAATGCTTCTTAAAGCCGATGCCACCGTCATGCCAGAAAGTTTCTCTGCAAACTCGGGATTCTCGGCAAGGTGATACAGAATGCGTGGCCCTACATCTGATTCAAAGATTGCGTCCCGCACTTCGTTGCTCACAACAACGTCAGCAGAACCAACCATATCGTCAAAATCAGGCATTTCAGACTTGGCAGCTTTGACCCGATCAGTCCAGGCACTAATGACCTTTTCCCGTTCGGCTTGCTGTTTCGCCTGTGCTTCCTTCTGCTTTTCCTCGCCCATCCTCTGTTCAACCCGATAGTCTGTTAACGCCTTGGCGTATTCATACATATCGCTGAAGTTCTCTGGCTTGGGTTCACCAGTTGGTTGGGTTTCCGCTTTCGGGGTTACCTTGCCCTCTAGTTCCCTGATCTTGGCCTCCAAAGATTCCCGCGCTTCCCGTTCCCGCTTGGCTTCTTGCCTTGCTTCTTCGCGTTGCTTGGTTATCTTTTCAAACCTCAATTCCAGCTTTGGATTGCGTTTTCTTTCCTCTGTCGCTGTCGCTTCATCTTCCCCAAGCGGCTCACTCTGGCTTTGCGTTTCTGTCGGCTCTGTGGGAGATTCCTCGACCACAGCCTCAACAGGCGCTCTATCAGCTAAACCCATCTTCTTGGCGTTGAACTCAGCTAAATTCTCACTTGTCACCACGTTAGCGGCAACTTTTGGTGCTTCTTGCACTTCAGACATGGATTACTCCAAGAATTTACCCAGTTGACCCAACTGGTAAGGTTTGGGGTGATATTACCCGAAATCATGTCAATGTCAATTATTGCGGCATTCCTTGTATAAATGGGCTTCCACCCTGGCTAATATCCTGGGCAGCAATATTGGCATATTGGAATTGCTCGGCGTTCAATCGCT